ACATGCTGACCATCATATCCTGTTCCAACATTATTAATTCTAATTGGAGTGTCCACATCAAATGCAGAGGCACCTGTAGCAGAATCTAAAGTTACAGTGATAATAGTAGAAGTTGTAGATCCATCACCTGCTTTAATACTGCTTATTCCAACTTCTTGACCTTTTGATCCAACAATTCTAAATTCATCAATTTTTGGTTGTATGTCTAATCCACTAGATGGCCAATCTGGTTCAATTTCACGTCCTGAGGATGGACCATATGCTAAACCAACTTTAGCATAATACATGTCAAGATCAGTTCTAGCAAATTCACCATCAGTGCCACTAATAAAATCATCATCAATATCTACATTATTAACTCCATCAGCAAATTCAAAACAAGTTAGTTTATTGTGAGAAAAATTAGGTACAAAACTATTTGAAGTATAATCTTTAAAACACAATCCATTGGGATCTGCATCTAAAATGGTAAATTGCCAAAAATAACATGCACCAGTTACCTTAAAAACACAAGATCTACCAATACTGGCATTTTCAGGGTTTGGAACATATTTTGGTCTAATTCTTGTTTTTCTTAAATCTAATCCTACTATAGATGTTCCTCTAGGAACAATAACACCACCATAGACACTATTTAACTTATAAAGTTCATTATCTGCAGAAGTAAGATCATAATTGGTGGTCAAATCCCATGATCCAAAGTCACTAGATGTCTCTCCACTTCTCAACCTATAATTATTAGATCCTATTGGTATCCATCCTGGTCTATTGTCTACTATGTGTTCACCAGGATATAATACTATAGTGGTCTTAGCAAATCTATCATTATCAAGTCCTTTTTGATATGAAAATCTAGATGCCTCTACTAATGCTCTTTGAATAGTCTTAAAAGGTCTAGTAAGAGAGTTACCTTGATTCTCTATGCTATCAGTAGCATCAAGACTGCCAGGATCAACGTAAATTACGCTACCACGAACTGATTTTAGAAAATTATCTAATCTGGAAAGACCCATTTTATTAATGCTTATAGCCGTTAGGATTATTTATCATCCAATATATATTCATATCAAAAAAGTAATAGGGCAATTTTTGCCCAGAATTTTTTTTGCCCCTTTTTTGGAATTAAAAGGCAATTTTGCTAGAGGGGGTCAGAATAAAACACCCTCTCCTCCTCTACCTTATCACGTACAAAGTTAAGTACATTCATAAACTCATCCACTGTATCACAATTCACTACTCTCTTTTCACCCCCATCAGAATACAAATATACTTTTCTTTTACTGGTGTCTATGACACACTTTGACAATAAATCATCAGACATAATTAAACCTCAACCTGTTACTATATTTTGACCACCATATTTGGGATCATCATATTCTGGATCAGGATAATCTTTATAAGAGTCACCTTCATATTCTACAATCAATTTATTTACGTCTTTTCTTTCAGCATAAACATGGAAGAAACAATCAACTGGCATGCCTCCCTGAGCTTGAAGATAAATGTATGAATCATCCCATCTCTTTACTATCACATTTTGATGAGCTCCAATGGGTTGAAGATGAACTGAAATACTATCAGTGTGAACCAAACCTTTCCAATAAACAGGTAAAGTAATAACATTATTTCTATTTCTTACTCTTCCTCTATAATATACACCAGCTTCTGGTCCTTCAATACAAGCATATCTCAAACGATTTCCTTCACCTTTACTTGGATGAACTATATCAAATGGTTTTACTGGTTTCTGATCTGCAACCTCAAACCTTTCTGCCAAACTTTTAGGATCAATGGCATCACATATTATATCTCCCTTTACGTGTAAGGGTTCAGATGATCCTCCACTAACCTCTAATCCAAAAGCAGTTCTATCATCACCCTCAATATTGGCATTTCCTTTCATATGTAAGGTTCTATCTGATCTTGGAGAGTCCCCATTGGTATCTTTTGCTAACATCACATTAGCAGATACTTTTGGAAAAGCACCAGAGTCTCCCACATGCAATGGTCCCTCCACATACGCAGATCCCCTAATTTCCTCCTTTCCTCTCCCTAATTCCTCTGGTTCTCCCTCTCCAACCATTAATCTTTTTCCAATAAAAACATCTGGCAATTTCATTTTAAACCTCCTTATTTAAAAAATTGATCAACTCTCTTAGACATTTCCTCTGCTTCTTTTTCAAATTGAGATAGGAATCCTTTACCCTCTTTTACAAATCCTTGTGCTTGATCTTGCAAATCTCCTAATATTTGAGGAGGACCACCCTCTCCTATGCTCTCTGCAAATGATTGTAAATTTTCTACTATTTCACCTTTAGATTTTAAAGCCTCCACATTAGCTATTGAATTTTCAGTTGTTCTCATCATCTCCTCTATAAATGATCCCCCTTTAGATCCTAATTCTGCTGTGCCATCATCTGCAAAATCTACAAGTCCACCAAAAATATTTGTTATACTTTTTCCAATCATGTCAACAGTTTTTTCTGAAACTATTTTGGTGCATACAACTGAATTGCACTCAATATCTTTGCCCTTTATCAACACTTTTTCTTGACCATCTATAGTAACCACACCATTCTTATTGTTACCAGATCTACCTATTAAATTTATGTTTTGCGCCTCTAAAGTTATGGTCCCTCTGGGTGCTCTAATACTGATATCTCCATTATGAGACCAAAGATCAAAACCAATTGGATCAGTTCTTTGTCCACCATCCTCAGATTTTAAAGGTTCTATATCTAATCCACAATTTATGGAAAAAGTTCCAGGACATCTAAATTGAGTGCTCCCTTTGTCTCCATCCTCTACTTTTCCATTACTTTTGAACTTCATGTAGTGTCTTCCACCATCAGGACCTGTTCTTAGTAACACAGAGCAAAATTTATTTTTAGGTATGGTATGACCAAACCTCATTTCCCCATGCTCATTACCTAATCTGTAAGGATGGTAATTAATTTTATCAGCCATTAGAATTTACCTACACAGTCTATTACTTGAATAATTTGAGTAGAGGAGATCAATTGTTGACCCTCTTCTACTCTATTTACCTTGAATGTTGGAACTAATTCAAGATTATATCCACTATTACTTTCTATTGTGATTTCTGGATCTTCTTTAAATCCACTTCCACCATCAATAACATCTATTTTTATGATAGATCCTGACGAATTACACTCAGATATTACTAATTTAGCACCATTATCTGGTGTTACTTTTATTTTATCCTTTGAACAATCATATCCAAAACCAGAGTTAACAACATTAATAGATTCTATTGATAAAACTACAGGATAATTGACAGATGTTCCTCTTATAGGAGTGTCAATTGGTTCTTGTGTTGTTATCTCTGTTGGTTCAGTTATAACTTCAGTTACTCTACCTGGTTGAGTAACCTCATCACCAGTAAATACCTGCACCACTCTACCTGGTTTATATGGGACTTCATATGTTCCATCACTTCTTTTTACTATTGTTTCATTTTTTTCTGACCATGTTCTACCACTTCCACCTTGACTTCCATCTGGTGCTGCAATATATCCTGATCCAGTGTTAACCATTGTCACACTAGCAACCTTACCATCTGGAGTTATGTTGGCTGTTCCTATGGCACCACCACCCTTACCACAAGAGTCTTTAAATTTTACTAATGGTGGTTTAGTGTACCCAGTGCCAGGTAGAATAACATCAACACCTAATACAGTTCCAATTGCACTAACTATTGCATTACCTGAAGCACCTGATCCACCACCACCAAAAAATTCTATTGTTGGAGGTCCACATCTAAAAGGTCCTACACCACACTCAGGAACTAAAACATCAATAAAACTCATTTCACCACTAACACCTTTCACAGCATCCTTAAAAGTTTTTCCTGCACCTTGTATCTTATCTTTTATATCACCAAATGATGAAAGAGCACCTCTTATTCCTGATGCCACCTCTTGTGCTTTGAAAAGCATTCCATTCAAATCCAATGTAGCATTTGGCACTAATCCATCACCTGGACTCCATTCTTTTATTTCAGAACAACTGGCCACTTGATGACAAGATAATAAAGATAGTGCTCCAGTTCCAAACTGAGTAAATTCATCAGCGATCTCAAATCCAATGTTAAATGAGTTTAATAATTTTTTGACTGGAGATAAAGCTGCAGAGGCAGCAGTGTCAATTAATCCAGAAATTTGTCCCAACAAAGTTCCTATTGAATTTTCTATAAAACATGTGGCAGCATTAACAACTTTACCTAATAAGTCACTTATCATATTAGAAACCATCTTATATAAATTCTCACCTATATTTCTAAAAGCACAAGACAAATTATTATTTGCTTTTTGAACTTCCTTTTGAACTTTACTTAACTCTTTGGGAAATAGTTCAGCATATGTGCTTTTCAGTTTCTTATTAACTAAATCAATAGTATTTCTTTCTATAGAATTTGTTAATTCTTTTACATCTGAGGTGACATCTTCTATCATACCAACTCTAATTTTTGTTATCTCTTTTTCAATGTTGGCGATGTTTAATATTCTAGATTGTGTCCAATCATTAGCTGATTTTTTTAATTCATCTATTCTAGATATCCCATTTTGAATTTTACTCTGTATTGAATCTGTAGTTTTTTCTAATTGGCAATCACTATTTTGAGTTTTTGGTTGTGGCCTCTCCTCCTCTTTTTTAGTTTGTTCATCTGCTGGACTCACCATTTGGTCAAATGAAATGTAACTCTCAACCACTTCATTGTTGTTAAATACATCCATTCTAGGATCATCAGTTGTTTCTTGATTTTGGAATAAAGTTTCAGCCCATCTTGGAACTTTTTCATCATAAAATTTAGAGTATCCACTTAAATTTACAAAAGAATTTACTTGATCATTTCTAGCAACCTTTGCATATTGATTGATACCAAACACACCAGTGATCACTGGTTGTTGAGCGTCATCCCCATCCATAAAGAATCCAAAAACAAAATTCCCCTGTCTCAAATTAGGTGATTGAGATGCACCACCCTGTCCACTGCCAGCAGTGACTGGCAATAAAACTGATGCCCATGGTAGATCTTTATCAGGCAAATCATTTCTGTCATCAGTATGGTATCCTAAAATGCGCACTTTATATCTGTAATCAAAACCTTTAAAGTCTTTAACTTTCTCTAAAGGTTTTTCAGACATGTTTGGTGCCCAATTAGTTTCTTCAACTATTTGACCTATCCACCATTTATATCCATCATTGCCAAGGAAATTTGTTTTTAGTAAGGGATTTTCTAACATTAATCGTCGTAAACTCTACATTCAAAAGCATCTGGATGAGTATCACAAAACACCTCTAGTGTTTGATCCTCATGTCTTTTGTGCCAATCATTAATACTTCCAGGTTCATCTACCTCTTCACTTTCTTCATGATGAAATGCATCATTATGCATTTTTAAATCATCTTCAGTATATTGATTCATATTATGATTTACATGTTCCTTTCCATCTGATTCAATGTAAGGTTTGTAAGTGTTCATGGTTCCTCTTAATTAGGATTAAAAGTGTCTCTGATCAAAGTCATTTGAGTGACACATTGAGTAGAAATTAATTTGTGACAGAGACTTGCTATCATATATATGCCAGCAGTTCTCTTATTTACTCCTGATGATCTATCTGGACTTATCTCAGGAAAATTACATTTAATTAACTGACCTGCTCTCAAACTTAGATCTCCTGCTATTGTAACATTTATTTTGATAGAAAACAACTGGTTATATCTCATGATGGATTGAACCATTGTTTTTTCAGAATCATAAGTGGGATCATAGGGACTATTTTTCCATGATTTTAATTGTTCCTCTATGTCCTTACCAGAGGGCAATGTTCCAACATCCTTAACCCTTGTCATCAGTCTGGATGTTTCCTCTCCAAAATTTGAAATTGATAATTCTATTGGTTCTTTTGCAGCAGTTTCAATCTTATCCTTACTACCAGTTACACCACCCTCACTAACATTATAATTTCTCTTATTATATCTAAGAGAATAAAAATCAAAAAATATAGTTTGGTTTGAATAAGTTCCTAATGTTAAATTACTTTTTAAGTTTATGTTTCTGTCTATTGTATAATTTATAATTTTACCTTTAGTTTCTGGAGGTAAGTTTTGTGTGCCAGTTAAAATATATGATCCTCTGGGTTCTTGTTTAAATAAAGCATCAATGGATCTAAAATTATAACCATCATTTGTTTCATAAAAAAAATATCCTGCTGCTCCATTTATTTTTCCAGCTTCAGATGGTATTGATTTTGATGCCAACCATGTGCAAATATAAAATGGTTTCTTATTATTACCTATAAAATTATAATTGATTGCAGTTTCATCAACTTTAATTTCCTTCTTAGTTTTCAACCCTGTTGATCCTGATGTTGATTCTGTTAGTATTTTTCTCACATTATCAGTTATCTTTCCCTCATATCTTTTAACCACTCTGGATTGATCATTTTTAAATGACTCCTCTGAAGTTAAATGCAAAAAATATTCTGACTGTTGTGTGGTAATATTTACGTTTGTAACTTTATTGATGTATAAAGTAGTTCTGATTTTATTTTTTTGATTATCCTCCATTGTAATATCACATTTCTCTCCACCTCTAATGGGTAAACTATCTAAAAGATTATCTGTCTCTGAAATTGCCACCTCCATTGTTACAGAGTTAGACCTAATATTTTCATAATATAATATTTGTCCTATTACAGCTCTACTTTTATTGGAGTTTTCTAGTCCAGTTATATCTACGCTATTATTTTTACCCTCAATGGTAAATTTACTTATGTTCCCAGCTAAAACAGCACTCATTTATTTTATACCTTATATAAAGATGCTAATAAATTTTCTTCAACAATACTATTTAACACATCTTTTTTAGATGGTGGAATAGGTATGAGAGCAACATCTCCAGGCATAGATCCACCATCAGATTTTGATTTTGGTGGAGACATCATCACTGTTCTCACACCATTTTTTTCATATGAAGTTTGACTATCTATACCCATTGCTTGAGGAGGTCCTGACTCAAGTAAGAGTCCAGGATGAGGCCCATATTTTCCACCTGGCATGTAATTAAAATGAAAACTACCACTACCTACTGGTGGATGCTCATATCCATAATACCAACCATACTTTTCTCCATTCTTTTTCAACCATTCTGCACTTGATCCACTTAAATCAATAGCCTCTCCAGTCATATGAGACGAATTAGGATCACCACCAACTTCTTTATTCTTTGATCTACTTCTACCTGTGCTTGCTATGTCATCACCACTGATGGCACCTTTTGAAGCTTCCATAGCTGATGCAAATCCCTGAGCTGCTGGTCTAGAAAAAACTAGTGGTCTGCCTAGATAATCTGTTACACCATCTAAACCATATCCACCACCAGTCTCTGGTGTATATGAGGGAATTATTTTAAATTTACTACCAAACATTGGTGTTTGAGGTTGAACATTTGGTATATTTTTTGGTAAAGGTGGTAAAGGTGGAGGTGAAGATAGTGATCCAGATGGTGATCCAATTCCAAGTCCTTTTAAATTTGTAGATGCTATTTGAGGTGAATTAATACTAAGTTTATCTAAAGAAAAATTACTACCCTCAGATTTTAATGTATTTGATGATAGATTTTTTGGTGCCTCTTCTCTAGTTTTTGTTGGTTCTTTAGGCAAATTAAAGGATAAGTTATCCTCATCAATGATATTTTTATTTTGCAAATTAGACCCAGCAGCAGCAGCACCAACATCATCACCTTCTCTAATTTTTATAGTCTCACTCAATCCAGGTACATTAATACTACCATCAAGACCTATTGTATTTTCATTCATCTTCATCCTAATAGATGCTAATCTTGACTGCTCTTTCTCAAGTTGTTTAATTATTTTATTTTGCTGTGCTTCAAACTCTTTTAATTTTTTTTCAATTCTATCAGCAGCATTTTTCTCTTCATCAAGACCCTCTGTTGATAAATTAATATCCTTGCTTTCTTTAGTAAATATATTAAAAAAATTAAATATTGGAGTTATGAATGGATCTAGTTTTTCAAAGAAGTTATTAATAGCAAAAACTATGCCTTTAAAAAATTCAGCTATTCTTTTAAAAGATTGAAACAATACTAATACTATGGTGCCTAATATTAATGATGTTACAAAAACAAGCATATTATCAATAATTGACCCACCTGCTTTTTTTATTCCTCTCATTAAATTACTGGGACCTGATTTTAAGGTCTCCATTTTCCTTTCAAAAAATCTTTTTCTTAATAAATTTTGTTTCTTTATTGTTTTTGCAAATTGCTTTTTTTCTAATTTAAATTTTTCTAATACAGTTGACTGTATATTAGATACAGCCATATCAATATTATTTAATGATTGAGCTATGGATGTGGGTGGGGATGTGGTTTTTACTATGGCAGATGATTTTTCTTGCTTAAAAAAGTTTGACACAAAAGTTTCCTTTCTTTTAGTGTCATCAGAAAATTGTTTTCTTTCCTGACTAGTAGAAATAATTTGCGTGACTTTTTTAGTCTCTCCAGATTTTCTACCAGAAACTATACTTTTTAAAATTCCAAGACCTAATTTTCCTATTAAAGGTAATACCATATCAACTTGTCACCACTTGATATATTGAAGATGTATATGCCACTTCAATATCATTTGGATTTTCAGATGAAAATGAAGGAATATTTGTTTGATTTGCTTCTGAGGTGCCACTTATACCTCCATCATCTTCCAATCCTATTGGTAATAATGACTCTCTGACACCACTATCAACTGGCTCTAAAGTATTTAATGCAATATTATTATTCCCAGTTGGTTGAATAGAACTTTGATCTCCCATATCTTTTTTATTTTTATTACCAAGTGGAATTAAATCTTTAATGAAAGGAAGAAAATCTTTATCAAAAATTTTATCTTTCAGGCTTCTGTCTCCCAATAAAGACAATGCGATTCCACCAATTGTGAGAAGAAGCAAAGGAATAAATCCAGTCACAAAAAAAGAAATAATACCAAGAACACCTGCTGTAAAATAAAAAATAGCAGCCTCTATGTTTTTTTTCTGAAGTGCAAAAAATCCCTGTGCTGCATCAATTGCAACACCTAGTGTTCCAAAAGCATCACCAATTCCTCTAAGAATTTTTTCAAAAATTTTTGAATTCAAAAACTTTAATACTTTATTAGGAATCAATTTTTCAACTAAATTAGATATAGGTTTACCAATTCTATTGTTTAAGAATGATTTTATTTTTGTTACATTATTTGAATCATCTGCTCCCTTAAGAGCTAATTCTGTTTCTATATCATCAAGTTGCAAATCTGATGGAAAATCTGGTGCATCAAGTTCAAAACCACTGATATTTCTTCCTTTCACTAATGGCTTTTCCTGTGCCTTCAAAGCTTCACTTAAAATTTTATCAGGATCACTTGGTGGTGGTTTGGTAGGGGTGACATCTGGTGCTTTAGGGGGTGTATCTTGTAATAATCCTGCTCCACGTAAAATACTCTCATCAGTTCGTTTTTCAAACGTTTTAAACAAATTTTTAATAAATTTAATAACTTTATTATCTGCGACTCCTGGTGGGAGCATGGCGGTGTCACTAACTCTCCCTCCAAGAATAGCTCCTCCTTTTCCCACTTTTGTAAACCTACTTTCATCTAATGCTTTCAATGCTTCCTCTGGTGACAATCCTCTCCCTAGATTTTTTGCTATGATTTCTTCATCTACTGAACCTAAAGTAAATCCCTCTCCTCTGATAAAGTTAGAAAATCTTCTTCTAAAGTTAATTCTCCTAGAACTTAATCTTTTAACATCTTTTATCAACTCTGGTGTGGCTTCTTCTAATGGAATCCTCTTAAGTTTAGCTTTTTTAAGTCCTCCAAATGCTTTAAATCTAATACTTTGAAATAAGTCTGACAAAAATATTGAAAAATTTCTGAATTGTCTAACAGTTGAACTGGTCAAATCACCTATTCTAATAGCAGTACCTGCCAAACCTAATTTTGAAAATTCTACTGCTTTAGCAGTTATTCTTGATAGGGCATTAAATAATCTAGTTCCTATTCTAAGACGAGCTATTTTTAAAAAGGAATTGAATATTGATATTCCATAATCTTTTAAAAAATCAGCAACTGCTTGCAATTTTTTTAAATTACTTTCATCCTGTAACCAATTATATAATCCCAAGAAAGCAGACCCTAAAGCTATGCCAGTGACAAAATTAAGTAATTGATCAAAGAAACCTTTTACTGGTTTAGATACAAAAGATTTTATTTTTTCACCTACATTTTTTTCAGACTCTCTCTCCTTTTCTAACTCTCTTTTTCTTTGCAAATCCTCTAGTTTTTTTTGTCTTTCTATTTGCTTTTTTTGAAATAGTGTTTGAGATGATAAAATTGATGCTACACCATTTAAAGCTTGAGCAATTCCATTAAGTCTTTTTGGTAAAATATTTAATTTTTGTTCATTATCATTTACTCTCTCAGTTAAATTAGATATACCTGAACCTACTCTAGATGAATCATTTACTAAATTTTTACCTTTTATGGTTGATTTCTTTGCGATCAAATTGGCTCTCTCAACAGCACCCTCTTTTTTAAGGTCTGCTAGTATTGCATCTGCTGCTGACACTAAAGGTTTTTTAGCCATGTTGTTGCTGTTTTAGTTTTTCTTCCTCTAGGTGTTGTTGAAGCATACCAATGTATATGTCCCTCTCCCAAGGGATTAAATTTTCAATCTCAGTTAATGAATATTTATGGAACTGTATTAAGGCAAAATTAATTTTATAGTAATTTTCTAGATCCATATGCATCATTCCTATGCGAAAAAAGATGCTAACCCTTCTAATGTAATTGTATTCTCCTTTTTAGTTTTAGGATTTGTCACAGTTATTGTGTGAGTTAATTTAGGCATTGTTTCAAAAAATTTCTCAATATCTTTAAACTGTATGCTATTCATCTGTTCTAAGAACTCTCTCACTTCTTTTTTTGTGCAATCTGCTGTTGACCAAACTTCTTCATCATTATAAATTTTATCAATGCAAGATGCTATTAAATCAAATGATTGATCCATACTTATCTCACCAGTAAAATCAAAATTATTTTTTATAAATTCATCTAAGGATGGGTACTTCATCTCCATCATCAACTTATCATCCAGCTTAATCATTTTGGAGTGTTTATCATTCTTTTTAATTTTAATATCATCTAGATTAATTTTTACTGGAACAGTGGTTGCTCCATCATCAGGACATATCACATTCAATTCAACTTCCTCTCCTACAGATTTGCCACGTATGTTAAGAAAGAGATATTCAATATCAAAAGTAGGTAGAGTCTCTACTCTAATACCCTTTGTTTGTATGCAATTTTTTAAAACTGCTTTAATTGAATTACTAATATCTTTTTTATTTTCAGACTCTAGTGCTAAAACTAAAAGTTTTTCTTCCTTAACTAAAAATGGTCTGTACTTAACATTTTTTCCTGTGGATGGCAACTCAAGTTCATAAGTTGGTGTAGCAATGGTGGGTAAAGGCATGATAATTCTTTCAGTGTTTTATTTATGTGGTTACTATTGGATCTCTAACTTCATTAGTTTGAATAGTTATATTTTCTTCAACAACATATCTAATGAATGAGAAGTTGACATTACATCTCAATAATTGACTTTGATCATAGGACACAGGTATTGCTGTGATATCTCTAGGGAAGGACTCCACAAATGTATAATCTAAAGTTGTTTTTGATGCTGTAGTTTCAGCAAAATGATCCTTTTCAAATTTAGTTAGATATATATCTGTTTTATATCTATTTGGAAATGCAACTCTTTTATGAATGTAAGGACTCTTATATTTTTCAGGATCTCTTACTCCACTTATATAATCAATCCATCTTTCAAATACTTTAATTACATTATAAGATCTATCAACATAAAAAGTCAACCCAAATGACTCATCATATATTCTACGATATGCCATTTTTTCTGACACACCTTGATAATCACTAAGTGCCTCATGAGTTGCTAGAGATGAACCTGGAAGGTTTGCCTCTGAGCAAAGTAAACTAATATTATCATAATCAATAGCACCTAAATCAGACAATCTAGACCTAACTCTATCAGGAACAGATAGTGTTAATCTGTAGTGTGAGGTTTGGGCTATATTTAATAACCTACCTTTTATATCAGATACAGATAAATTTTCTGGGCGTACACCTGCCATCTATAAATAAATTTGGATTATATATTATGTATAATAGATGGCTGAAAGTATTAAGAGTAGATACAGACCAAAGTATCCTCAAAAATATAAAGGCAATCCTGACAACATAATATGTCGTAGTAGTTGGGAGCGTAAGTTCTGTAAATACTGTGACTTAAATGAAAATATTATAGCATGGGCATCTGAAGAAGTAAGCATACCTTACATGTCTCCTGTGGATAATAGACCACACAAATATTATCCAGATTTTTTAATGAAAGTCAAAGAAAATAATGGTAATGTGAGAACTTATGTGGTTGAAGTAAAGCCAAAGAAGCAAACTAAACCACCTGTGAAAAAATCCAGAGTGACTAAATCATATCTATATGAATTAAAAACCTTTGCAGTTAATCAAGCCAAATGGAAAGCAGCACAAGAGTATTGTTTAGATAGAAGAATTGAATTTAAACTCATCACAGAGGATGAATTAGGTATCAAGTATGACAAGAAGAACAGAAGAACTTGAAGAAAAAATAAGAGGATTAGATGATGCTGATGACATTATGATGGTTGTCCTTGAGGTATTCTCACGCACTGATGTCATACCTGATGCTGGAAAATATTATACTTTTGTATACAGAGCTAAAACTAATGACATTATATATGATGAGCATCCACTGGTGGCAGTTACCCTTGTAGAAAAATGGGGGTTTCAAGGGATCAATTTTCATTGGAACACATCAAGGAATTATACATGGCAGGAGATAGTGGGTAATTTACATATTATAGAAAATGATGAGATAGAATATCTTAGATCATTACCTTATGCTAAGTACACTCCTAAATAAATAAAAAACCATCATGAGTGATGTAACTCAAATAAAATTTTTAAATAGTGATAACAAAGTATCATCAGTGACTTTTGACGATTCTGTTGGTAAAATATTTGTAACTGAACCAAATGGAGATGAGATTGATTTTATAAATTCTACATGGAACACTGATAATATAGCTAATAGTTCAATTTATAATTCAGTAGCAAAATCAACATTTAACGCTTTTGATCCTGCAAAACAATTACAATATGATATCAGTGTAAAGGAAGCTTTTTCAAAAGAAGGTGTAGCAGCAGGTCAAGAACTAATAGAGTCTATTAACGCTTCTGTAGAGGATGCTGCAACAGCAGCTAGAACTAGAGGAGCAATATCTAGATTAAATGATAATAGAGATATACCAAGAGATCCAGAAGGATTTTTCATAGGTAGGTACCCATTAAAACAAAAAGAGTTAAGAAATTTTGATTATCTAAGAATTACTTGTTATGATTATGAACCAGGATTATTAAATGGAGACACTGCTAACTTATTTAAAATACCTGACGTTGATGATAGGGTAAAGAAAAGAAGAGGTGTGGTTGTTTTACCAATACAATCTGGAATATCTGAAAGTAATGCTGTTAGTTTTGGTGAAGATACATTAAACCCAATACAAACTGCTGGTGCAGCAGCTGCTGGTGGTGTCATAAATAGAATAGCTTCAATGTTTGGTGGTGATGAAAGAGCTAAAACTGCTGCTCAAACTTATATGAGCACTCTTAGCACCTCTGCTAAAGCTGCTTTAAATTCTCTTGATAGAGGCATCATAACATCATTTTTTGCTGGACAAGCTGTTAATGCAAATATATTAGGCAGAGGAACAGGCAGAACTATAAACAATAATTTGGAAGCTCTATTCAATGCTCCCTCATTAAGATCATTTAATTATGCATATCTTTTTACACCCAGAGAACCCAGAGAGGCAAGAGAAGTAAAACAAATAATTAGATTTTTTAAAAAATCTATGGCTCCTAAAAGATCTACTAATAGAATTTTTCTAAAGAGTCCCAATGTATTTAAATTAAAATATACTTTTAGAAATGGTGACTCACATCCATATCTAAACAACATAAAAATCTGTGCCTTAACAGGATTTACAGTTGATTATACTCCTGGTGGATCATACACAACATATGATGATGAGGATGGTGTAGGAGATGGATCAATGACTCAATACAGAGTCAACATGACATTTAAAGAGATGACTCCTATATACAATGATGACTTCTTTAATGATGATGAAGGTAAAGAAGGAACAGGATTCTAACAATGACAAATTCTTATTTCAGACAAGTCCCAAATTTTGAATATGTTAATCGTGGATCAGGTGTTCAAGACATATCAAACTATAGAGAAGTAAAAAATCTATTTAAACGTGGAAAATTGCGTGAGGATATATTTCAAGATCTAACTTTCTTTAATAAGTATTCAATAGTAGGGGATGATAGACCTGACAATGTAGCTCAAGAAATATATGATGATCCAAATTTAGATTGGGTTGTTTTACTATCAAATAACATAACCAATATACAATCTCAATGGCCATTACCTCAAACATCATTTGATGAGGTAATGATTGAAAAGTATGGAACTTATGATAATTTGTTTTCTGGGATACATCACTATGAAACTGTAGAGATAAAAAGTTCTGCTGGTGCCACAATACTTGAGGGTGGATTGGAGACACCAAATACTTGGAAAACTAATGGAAATTTTATTCAAGCTATCAATACAAAAATAAATCAAATATCAGGTGATGAATCCAAGATTGCTACTGTAACCATGAACAATGGTATTAAAGATCTTGTTGTTGGATCAGAAGTTCTCATTGGAAATGTGTCATCAGATATTTACAATGGTAGATTTCCTGTGACTGAGGTGTTAACTGTTGGAGATGTTGTAATTAGATTTAAATATGTTTTACCTGATACACCTGCAGTTAAATTACCTGAGATACAAGGCACAGAGGAAGTAACATTTACTGTTGAGGGTAATATTGGTGTTGGTAACGCATATTATTATGAATATTATGATGGCAATGTATACAATACCATACCTGCATCCAAAGTGGTGAAGTCAGTTTCAAATTATGATTATGAATTTGAATTAGAAAATAAAAAAAGAGATATATTTTTACTCAAATCAAAATATTTAAATGTTATATTTAATGATCTTGATACTATCATGCCATATAAAAAAGGTGCTGATCAATTTGTGAACAGCACCCTGAAAAGAGGAGAAAATATTAGATTGTATCAATAATTTAAAGATCAGCTAACTTTTGAAAGTAACTAAGTGCTTCATCTTCTTCATTGCTAGAGGATGATGGAGCAGCAGCTACTGCAACTGGTTCTTCAACTTCATTAACAACTTCTTCATCTAATGTAGGAGTTTGCACAGGTTTTT